TTCCACCGGGTCTCCGGAGTCATGGCGTAAACCCTGATAACGCTCAGCAAATTCAGGACCGAAGTCGCGCAGGAAGGCATCCATTGTGATGCAGTCGGTGAGGGCGATCCCCAGTTGATTCGGATACTCATCAAGCCATGCGGCCAGGGCCGCGCGCTGGCTATTGGCCAGGTCAGGGCTGATCTGCTGATGCGCCTGGAACCACTCGTGCGCCTGGGTGCCCATTGGCGTCAGGTCCAGACGACGCGCAAGGTCGTAATTACTGGTGCCCACAAACCACGGCTCTTGCTGAAGACGTTTAACGATAGCCTGCTGTACTTCGCGAGAGAAACGACGGCGGGTGCCAAAGTCCATCAGGCGGAAGCGGGACATATCCAGCCCTTCGGTCAGGTGGGAAAATTCAACCAGCTTATTCTCCAGAGAGGCAACCGCCTGCTCGACGCCGGTTTCCGGCGAACGGTAGCGGTGGGCCAACTCGCTGATCACCGCCAGAAGCGGCACTTCCCACATGATCACTTCACGCCACGGACCGGCAAGGCGGATATTCAGCTTGCCATTATCGTTAGTCACCGTGACCTGCTCTGGCTTGTAGCGGAAGTCGCGCAGCCAGGTAAGGTAGTCAGCTTTAAAGAAGGGCAGGCCGGAAAGCCAGTGATATTCGTCGTCCTGCAGCGCCAGATGCTGCATGGCATCGACCTGTTCACGAATGGAATCCGCGTAGATACCCAGCAAGTCGTCGCCCCGGCAGCGAAACTCCGCCGCAACATGAACGTCATGGTAATGGTGGAAAACGGCTTGCTGCATATGCAGTTTATACGCGTCGGTATCCAGCAATGTATGCAGAACAGGAGAAGCGAATTGAGTCATAGGTGCGCAGTAGCATCCTCTCACGGGAGCGTTTAGTACAATAAACAACTCCGGAGTATACCTGTTTTAGTGATTTATTGAACCCCGATCACAACATAAGCGCTCTTTATGGTCGAGAGCATTTTGTGCCTCGTGTAATACAAATGTAGCAGTAACGATGCTAATCATCTGATATTTATTGTTTTTAGCTAGCCTGTGTAATTGTCTGGGGCATGGGTGGGGCAAATTGCGAAAGAGCCTGGTTCAGAATGGACACCTGCTCAGCACTTTTCTCCGACATCCACTTTCCGTAAACCTTATAAACCATCTGGGCATCAGTGTGACCCATCTGCGTAGCTATGAAGTTTGGGTTGGCACCGGCGGACAATGACCAGCAAGCGTAAGTGTGTCTTGACTGGTACGCGTTCCGGTAACGTATGCCTGCGCGTTTTATAATTGGCGCCCAGATTTTGTTAATAGAATTTACCGCGTAGTGATAACCTCTCCGCGGACCCCGTTTGATGCATTGTGGGCTGAAAACGAATGTGCATGGATGCATAACTGCCTGTCCATACTCGCGCAGTTTCACCTCTATTTCATACTGCCGGCCAAGTCGAGTAAGATGCGCCTGGCTCTTCAGTGCGTCGATAGCTGGCTGAATAAGATAGATAACTCTGTCAGTACCAGCATCAGTCTTTGGCAGGGTGAACTCATCCGTTTGGGTCAGATTGCGTTTCACCGTGATAGTGCCCGCCTGCAGATCAATGTCCTCCCATGCCAGACCGCACAATTCCCCGTGCCTCATGCCGGTATAGACCGCCAGAGACCAAAGGTTTTGCATCTGCTGGTGGCCACACGCCCGTATAAACCGGATGAACTCATCTGTAGAAAGAGGGTCTGGTTCTCCCTTCGCCCTCTTGAGACGGTTAATTCCGCTAAACGGATTCTCCTTTGTGTAGCCGTTGTCAGCGCCGAACTGGAAGATTTCGGCCATCAGCATCATGTAATTATTCACCGTGGATGACTTTCTTCCTTTTACCTGCTGGCGGTGATCCTTCTTCATCACATGAAAACCGGTCAATAACTCCTTTCTGACATACAGCAAATCCTCTGTCGTGACAGACGAAACGAGATTGTTTTCGCCGATACGCGGCATCATGTTTTTCACGATGGACTCATACCTGCTCATCGTGTTTGAGCTGATCTCCATTCGCTTTAGTTCTGACCACTTTTTCACCAATTCGAAAACAGTGATCTCCTTACTCTCAACTCCAAATTTCTTCAGGTTTGCCGAATCCGGAAACTGGGCGGCATAGTTGAAGTTGCCGGTCTTAATCGCGAAGCACACCGACGCGCGAAGCTCGCCAGCGATCTTTCTGTTTTTTGGTGTATCCGGCACACCGATGCAGAAATCATCCGCCTCAGTGACTGCGTGATTGACGTCCTTCTGGACGGTCACGGCAACCCTATCCAGCACTAACCACCCTATTCAACCGTTCGGCCTGGCATTAAGCGGGCGGGATCTGCACATCCAAATTTCAGGAGAAACCATGAGCCAAGTAACGGACTTAGCTGTCATCGAAATCAAGCCGGAGCAGGCGCCGGTGCTTTACGTATCGGGCGGCCTTGACGCTTTTCTCGAACAGATCCGCCAGGCAGTAAACGAAGTGCCAGACCTGTCCACGAAGAAAGGCCGTGACCGCGTCGCTTCTCTGGCTGCGCAGGTGTCACGCAGCAAGACGGCAATCGAAAAGCCGGGCCGTGAGTACCTGAAGCGACTGAAAGAGGCTGTCCGTCCTGCTGAGGCCGAAATTAAGCGGTTCGTTGATGCCTGCGACGAGCTGCGCGATGCGACCCGGCGCCCACTCACCGAATGGGAAGCCGAGCAGGAGCGAATTAAGGCCGAAGAAGCTATGAACGCGCTCCACGCCGAAGCGCTGGTGATGAACGAAGAGTTCGACCGCCAGCGTGCCGCGCAGTTCGAAGCAGACCACGAAATGGCTCTGCTGATGAATGACAAGTTTGACCGCGACCGCGAAGAGCAGCGCCGCCAGGCGGAACAGGCTCAACGTGAGCACGAAGAGCGCATTAAACGTGAAGCGGCAGAACAAGCCCGCCGCGATGCCGAAGCGAAGCACAAAGCGGAGATTGAAGCCGCAGCGCGCCGTGAAGCTGAAGAGAAAGCGCGTGCTGAAGCTGCGGAGCGCCAGCGCGTTGAAGCGGAACAGCGTGCAGCTCGCGAGAAGCAGGAAGCGGAAGCCCGGGCGGAACGCGAAAAAGCCGCGGCGGTTGAGGCTGAGCGCCTGAAGGCAAGACAGGCAGAAGAGAAACGCCTGGCGGAAGAGAAACGCATCGCCGACGAACAGGCAAAGCGCGAGGCTGACGTGAAGCATCGCAAGACGGTCGGCACCAACATCGTTAACGCGCTCACCAGCCACACCAGCTTAACCCGCGAGCAGGCTATCGAAGTGCTCACCGCCCTGAAAGATGACCTGATCCCCTGCGCGAAAATCCATTACTGAGGTGAATCATGAATATCACATGCGAGTGCGTGGACATGCGCACATCCGTCGGACCCCACAACACCATCAAAGTTGAGATGGAGGGCGTTGTGCTGGCCGGTACCGTTAAAACTCGTGACGTACTCCCCCAGCTCGACGGCGCAGAAGTCATCGAATGGCTGGCTGAGCAGGGGTACGTCATCACTCATCAGGAGCGAGCAGCATGACGGCGGCAGAACGGTGGGATGAAGAGTCATTCCTGCGCCTTATGCGCGACGTGCTGCCGGAAAAGCCGGAGGGTGATGACGAGCCAGTTAACCTAGCTGCCGAGCGGCAGAACCCCGTCATTAGCTGGGATGAATTTGCAGGAGATTTCACATGACCGAGAAAAAGGTTTACGCAGCAATCAGCGGAGTCGCTTCGGCTCTTGCTGAAAAGGGTATCAGCAAAGAAAGGAAGCAAGGGAGTCAGGTCAATTACGCGTTTCGTGGTATCGACGACATTTACAACGCGCTGGCCCCGGAGTTGGTAAAAAACAAACTCCTGATCCTACCCCGCTACACCGAACGCACCAGCGTCGAGCGAACCAGCAAAAATGGCGGTGCGCTGTTCTACATCACGGTTCGTGGCGACTTCGATTTCGTCAGCACCGAGGACGGCAGCATCCACACCGTCACCACCTATGGTGAAGCGATGGATAGCGGCGACAAGGCCACAAACAAGGCCATGTCGATAGCATACAAATACGCGGCGTTTCAGGCGTTTTGCATCCCAACTGAGGAAACTGCAATCGACGCGGATGCCGAAACCCATCAGGTGCAACCGGCAGATGCCGATCAAATTCTCGCTGAATTTACTCAGTACGCCAGTACTGAAAACGACAGCAAAAAATTGCAGGCGCAATACGCGACAACATGGTCACGTCTGAATGGTTTTGCTGATCACCAGGCTAAATGCAAAGACGTCACAGGCATTCGACTCAAAGAACTTAAACAGGCGGCGTAAATGGCTAGCAAAGGCGTAAACAAAGTGATCCTCGTCGGCAACCTCGGGCAAGACCCCGAGGTCCGTTATCTTCCGTCCGGCGGCGCAGTGTGCAGCATGACGCTGGCCACTTCGGAGTCATGGCGAGATAAAGCCACTGGCGAGCAAAAAGAACAAACGGAATGGCACCGCGTCGTTCTGTTCGGAAAGCTGGCCGAGGTGGCCGGGGAATACCTGCGCAAAGGCTCTCAGGTCTATATCGAGGGTCAGCTGCGTACACGCAAATGGATAGATCAGGCAGGCACCGAGAAGTACACCACTGAGGTGGTGGTCAACGTCGGCGGCACCATGCAAATGCTCGGGGGGCGACAGGGTGGTGGCGCACCAGCAGGTGGTGACCGACAGAGTAGCAACCAGTCGCAACAAAGTGGTGGACAGCGTCAGCAGCAACAGCGATCGCAACATGGTGGTGAGCCAGGAGGGTGGGGAACCCCACAGCAAGCGCAGGGACAGCAAGATGCCCCAATGGACTTCGACGACGATATTCCGTTTGCTCCGGTTACAGGCTATTCTCGATGACCATCTGCTAGAGGGTGGCGAGCAAAACCTCTGGGCTATGGATTACGTCGCTGCAGAAGCGCAGCGCGGCACGCTGGAGGCTTTCAATAACCTCTCGCAGCAGTCGCAGGTCTACGCCAGCCAGACGACACTACAGCAGCTTTTAAGCAGCCCCGGTTATCTGAACCAGATATCGGCGGCCAGACTGACAACGTTCAGTGACTGGAAGGTCATCAGCGACACAGCCCGCGGCGACCTGACCAACATCATTACCGATGCGGTAGCGCGCGGCGTGAATCCTCGCGAAACTGCCAGTGTCATAAGTAAGCGCCTCGATGTGTCGATGTCGAAGGCGAAGACCATAGCTCAGACTGAGCAGGTCGGCGCGCTACGACAGGCGCAATGGAACGAAACTGACTGGGCTGCTGACAGGCTGGGGCTGAATACCGGCTTGCTGTGGCTGTCAGCGCTCAAGCCGACGACGCGCACCTGGCACGCCAGCCGCCATGGCAAGGTCTACACCACCGAAGAAGTGCGGGACTTCTACGCCGAGAACGGTAACCGGTACAACTGTTATTGCAGCCAGATTCCGGTGCTGCTCAACGACGACGGCAGCATATTCAACGACGGGCTGGCTGATAAGCTGGCGAAAGAGCGTAAGCAGTGGACGAAAGCGGAAGCCGCTTAGTCACTTTTTGCATGGGAAAGCGCTCACCAGGGCCTTATATGCGAGTTCAGATGCGGGTTTTGTCCGCAACTCAGGGTGGTTGTCAAGATATAGGCCAACAACGTCTTCTACTTGGCCGACAGTAACGCCTGGCTCGGGGCAAATTGTGACATTCTGAAAAGCGTTATAGGTCGCAATGACAAAACCCCTATAAACACCAGCATCAAGATAATCCACAGTTTCAGCGTTATTGTTTAAGGCTTTTTTCCTGGCATTGTTCCACTCTGATAGCTGATTTCCATTATAGAAAACAGCGTAAGACGGTATAGAAACAGCGAGTAATAGCGAAGCGATAATTTTTTTCATTTTGTTTATGCCTGTTAGGAATAGTCCTAACTAATAACATATAGGATTCAACGTGAAATTATCCAGCATCCACGTTAAATCCCTCGCCATCAACGCCTCCAACATCTCAACGACAACCATCAACGGCCAGGAACACTACGTCATTCGTGGTGCAGTCCCGATCGTCGATGACATCGTGATGAATGGTGGCCTGTACCCGGCGGAGGAGATTAACAACAGCTACCAGACGATGGAGCGCAAGTTAATGCCGATCGGCCACCCGATGGTGAACGGCAAATACGTCAGCGCCAACGACCCGCAGGCTGTCAATGATTACTACGCCGGAGCGTGGGCTCAGAACGTCAGTAAGGCCAACGACAAGGTCGTGATGGACGTTTACGTCAATAAGGCTGTGGCAGACACCAAGCCTGACGGCAAGCGCCTCATTCAGCGCCTGGACGACATGATTTCCGGCAATAACGCCGATCCGATTCATGTCTCCACTGGACTGCTGCTGAACAAAGAGGAAAAGGCCGGTGAGTCGAAGCAGAAGAAATACTCCTGGGTCGCTCACAACATGCAGTTCGACCACATCGCGATCCTGCTCGATGAGCCTGGCGCTGGAACGCCAGATGAAGGCGTCGGCATGTTCGTTAACGCTGACGGGCAAGAAGCTGATGTTGAGTCGACTAGCCTCATCGATGCAGCCAACAGCATGAAAGACGGCTGGTGGAACAAGGTGAAGTTCTTCATCAGCAACGCTTCAGAGATGTCCTTCGACGACATCTACCAGGCGCTGCGTATGTCCATCAAGCAGGATGACAAAAAGTGGCGATACGTCGTCAGCGTCTGGCCTGACCATTTCGTTTACGAAGAAGATGGCGAGAACGTCAAGCCGAAGCTCTTCGACCAGAAGTACCTCATCTCTGACAAGGTCGTAACGCTTGTCGGCGATCCAGTAGAAGTCGTGCGCAAACCAACTGAGTACGAAGTCAAAACCAACGGAGAAACAAACCCGATGAAAGAGAAGATGATCGCCGCGCTCAATGCCGCAGGCGTTAAAACCGAGGGGCTGACCGACGATCAGGTCTGGGATGCCTACAACCAGCAGATGCAGAAGAAAGATGGCGGCGGCGACCCGGCCCAGGCTCAGATTAACTCTGACGCGATTACCGCAGCAGTTAACGCTGCCATCACCCCGCTGAACGAAAAACTGAGCAAGCTGGAAACTCAGCTGCAGGCGAATGCTGAAAGCGACCTGAAAACCAAGCGCGATGCGGTTAAAGCGAAATTCTCGTTCATGACCGAAGCTGCGATCAACTCGCTGGCTGGCGACGCGCTGAACGACCTGTACTCACAGTGCCAGACCAGCACCGGTCTGAACCCTGCATTCCAAGGGAATGGCGCTCAGAGTGAAATCCTTAATATGGAGGCACCTGAATAATGGCTCTCGCACCTCGTTTCCATACCGTAATCGCGGGCCCGGCCCGTAAGAATGACCCGCAGGTCATTGAAGCAATCATGGCAGCGGCCGTGAAGCCCGGCTCACTGGTGATGCTCGACAGCACCGGGAAACTGGCGGTTCACAATGTCGCTGGTGGTGCAGGGGTTGCTCTGGCTCTTCAGCACAACTATATCGGCGGTGGTGACATTCGCGACTCGGTTCCAGCAGGTGATACCGGCGCGGCCATCATGTGCGAAGACGATGTGGATTACCACATGCTGGTCAAAGCAGGCGAAGTGCTGCTGGAAAACGAAGGCCTGGTTTCTGCCGGTGACGGCACGCTTGCCAAGGCAACCACGCCAGCCACCGACCAGGTCCTCTTTTATTCACGCGAAAAAATCACCGTTGGCGCTGAAGCTCAGCTCGTGAAAGTTCGCAAATCAGGGAAAGCAACCGCATGAGCATGATCGTATTCAACAAAAAGCTGATCACCGAGCACAACCAGGTGAAGCAGGCATGGAATCAGCTGCTGATGCAGCGTGAATCCTTCAACATCAACCAGAACACCATTGCTGCCCAGTACGGCGGTGCGCTGGAAGTTAACCAGGCCGCGCTGATCTCCAAAGACTACTGGCGCGAAGTGGACAACATCACCACCCGAGTCTTCCGCAATGACGAAGGCAACGGCCTGCTGGATGATCTGCTCGGTCTCGGTACGCCGATTTCTATCGGCAAGACGGCGGCGCTGTACCGCGTTTCCAGTGACGCTGGCAAGGTTCATCGCTCACTGACGGGCCACGTGCCGGAAGAACTGGATAAAGTCATCTACGACGAAGCTGGTGACCCAATTCCGATCTTCAACACCGGCTACAGCCGCGAATGGCGTGAGTGGAACGGCATGCAGTCAGAAAACCTTGACGCAATGGCCGATGACCAGGAAGCGCACGTTGCAGCCATCCGCGAGGATATGGCTGACTACATGCTTTCAGGTGATGCGAAAGTGAAGGTGAAGGGGTATGTTGGCGCAGGCATTACCAACCACGCCAACACTAACCAGGTTGATCTGAGTGCGTCCGGTCTGAATATCGACCTGACCACCGCCACCCCTGACGAGATGGTCGCATTCTTCACCGGCCCGTTCGCGAAGCTCCTGGACGATAACTACGTGCAGGAGAAGGTGAAGGTGTGGGTGTCGCCTGACATCATGCGCAACATGAGCAAACCATATTCCTCCGCTGCCGGCTTCAAAGAAGGCACTGTGCTGGAGTACATCCTGCGCTACGGCCGTATCGAGTCTGTTAACCAGACCTTTAAGCTGACGGGTAACCACTTCATCGCGTATGTGCGCAATTCGCAGTACATCAAGACGCGCATTGCCGCGCCGGTGGGCACCTTCATGATCCCGCGCCAGAATCCGTTCGACAACTACAACTCCCTGGTCTGGAGTGCTGTCGGTCTGCAGATTAAGCGCGATTTCAACGGTCGTTCCAAAGTGTTCAACGCACAGGGTTAAGGGTCTTCGGCCCCTTTTCTTCAGGAGAGAGCATGAAAAAGTTAAAAGTCGAGAAGACTGGCTGCTGGGGAACGATTAACGGCGTATTCCAGCAACTGCCGGTTGGTCATGAGTTTGTCGCGGTTGATGTGCCGCCAGCTTTCGCTGGGCGCGTTTCAGTGGTTGGCGAAGTCGACGAGCAGGAGCTTGAAGTCGCCACGCCTGGCACCGACGATAAATCTGCAGAGCAGGCAGAGCAGGCAGACACATCCGCTAAATCGAAAAAGGCGAAATAACCATGGCTGACCCAATCACAGCGGCAGACGTGCAGGCGTTCCTCGGTGAATTGGGTTACTCCATCCCGGGAGCGCTGCTGGATCCGATCCTCTGCGTGGTGAACAAGATTATCCCGTGCATCGATGGTGCCGGGTATGACGAGTGCACCGCGAAGCTGATTCTGATGTATGCCGCCGCGCTTATGGCTACGTCATCCGGTGCGCGCCGCATCAAATCGCAGGGTGCGCCGTCTGGCGCGTCACGCTCGTTTGAGTACGGTGACGACAGCATCACCTGGTTGCGCGACTCGCTGGCCCGCCTCGATACCAGCGGCTGCACCGGTGAGCTGCCAATCAGCGCCGGTAACAGTGTCGGCCTGTTCATGGTGGTAGGGGGTTGCTGATGCTTGAAGCAAAACAAATTGCCGAGCTACTTAACCGGTTATTCGCGCTAGACCCTGCGGCGGCGGCTAACCTGGTCAATCACCGGGTGGTATGCAACGACGCATTTCTCGGAAGTGACATCCCATTTGTCTGCTCTCAGTCTCGCGATGGCATCATCACCATGGGTGTTGTCGGCTTCATGAATGCTATGGCTAAGCCTGGATCTGGTCGCGCAGCCGCTGTGTATGACGATGCCAATCAACTCACTGGTTTTACCGTCGTAGGTGCTGAGTGATGACGTACAAATCAGTAACTGAAGGCAAGCCGAAGCCGCTCACCCGCGTATGGGTTGAAACCGACACCGGGCGGGAGACTACCGGATACGTAAAATCGGACGGCGAGTGGTTCATCAACTGCCCGCGCATCCGGGCGACTGGCGCGAAGGTGCTGAGGTGGAAGGAGTGAAATATGGCGACTGTAAAAAACATGGTTAGCGCGTTGAATGTGACCGTCATTTTTCGCGTTGCTGGAGAGGTTAAAACCTTCAGCGAGGCAGTGGTTTCACCAATCGTCATTGAACGGTATTTGCAGTTGGAATGCGGTGATGCCATAGGTCTTTTCGTGCCGGTCGGTAAAGGCCAGCAGGTCAATGCGCTGAATATCGAGTGGTTTGAGATAGAGCGCATTCCGGCGCCGAAGGAGTAACGCGTGTCGAGTGTTGCAAACTGGTCATATACCGCCACGGCTACTATCTGGCGCAAGCTGGAAGGCAATGACGAATACGGCGATCCGCTGGGCTATGCGGAACCTGAGCAAATCCTCTGCGATTACGAGGGTGGGCTCAGCAAGAAATTAGCCAGCCTGGGCGCTGAAATCGTCGTGAAGAATACCGTCTGGACGGAGTTCGCGCTGGCGGCCGCAGGTGATTACCTGCTGATTGGCGTGTCTACCGAACCCGACCCGGTTGTCGCCGGTGCCGACGAGGTGCGGCAGGTTATCCGTTACGCCGACACATTCGAGCGAGTGGCGGATGATTATGCGATACTGACTGGCATCTAATCACGGGAGGCTTTATGGATATCGACCTGCTCACCATGTCTATCTCAGCGCTGGCAGTGGCTATTTCTGTTTACGCCGCCGTTCCGGTGCGCGAGAAGAAATTCACGCCGTCTAAGCATACACCTCGCGATCAACTTCCCCCCGAAGTGCGAAAGCTCATTGAGAACGTTGATGAGCTTGAACGGATAGCAAAAAGTCTCTGAACAGGTCGCTCCGGCGGCCTTTTTTATTGCCTGGAGAAAATCATGGGCATCAAAGTTAAGGGCATCAGCCAGGCGAAGAAGCACCTGAACGATGTCATCAACGACGTGAAGGGGCGCAAGGTAATTCGCGCGCTGCAGTCGGCGATGATTCTTATCGGTGCCAAAGCGGCATATTACACCCCGATCGATACCTCCACGCTGATTAACAGTCAGTTCCGCGAAATCGACGCTGGCGGAGTGTTCATCACCGGGCGCATCGGTTACTCAGCCAACTATGCCGCGTACGTTCATGAAGCATCAGGCAAACTGAAAGGGCAGCCGCGCGCGCACTTTGGCGTGACCAGTAACCGGTCTGAGTTCGGCCCGCAGAAACCGAAAGAATTCGGTGGCGGGACCGGAACGGGCAATTACTGGGATCCGCATGGTGAACCGAAATTCCTGACCAAAGGCGCGAATGACGAGCGCGATAACGTTGACGCGGTGATGCGCAAGGAGCTTTCGCTATGACACCCATGATGCACGAGCGGGTGCGCAACATGTTCGGCGACGCCGGGCTAACGACCGGCTTCACGGTGCAACAGCTGATGTACGACGACCCGGGCGACCTGTCGAAGGCGATTATGGTCTTCAGGCCAAACGGCGGGTCGAATATCCGCACTGATCTCGGATCCGAATATCACGTCCTGGTCGACGTTGTCGGCGCGAAAGATAAGCGCAAAGACGCGCTAAATGCTGTGCAGCGAATCGTCGATTACGTCCAGTCCAACCCTATGGCTGATGATTGCGTCGGCTACATCCAGAACATGGGCGCAATCCCCGCGCCGGTGCTCACAGAAGAAGGGCGAATAGTCTTCCGACTCCAGTTCGCCTGCACTTACGGCGAATAGCCATCCCAACCAAATAACCCGCTCCGGCGGGTTTTCTTTTATACGTCAAAGAGGAGTTTCACATGGCTAATTGCCAGAACTCGAACGAGCGCCTGTTCGGCGGTGCGGTCGTGCTGGAAGTCGCCGATGGCTGCCCGGACGTCAAGCCACTCGAAGGTGAGTGGATGGCGCTGGCCGCTGGTACGTCGAAGGGCTTCGACTTCAACCCGAACTCGGTTACCTCTGATGCGGATGACGGCGGCGGCTATGTCGAGACCATCATCACCAACAGTGACTTTACCCTGAGCTTTGAAGGTGAAGTGCGTAAGAAGGACAAGCTGGACCAGTACGGTGTCGGCAAGTTCATCAAGTATTTCGCTGACGAGCTGAAGGCCAAGCGCCAGCCTGGCATCTGGGTGCGCATGGACTACGGCCCGATCGAATTCATCGGATACATGAACATTAACGCGCTGAGTTCTGACGGCGGTACCAACGATATCGTTACATTCTCAACCGAGTTCAAAGTAGGTGACGCGAGCACCATCGAAGTGAACGAAATCACTACGGTGGCAGTGACTGGCGTGACGGTAACCCCGGCTACCAGCACTGGCGCGGCGGGCGGTACCAGCACGTTCACGGTGAATATCGCTCCAACCGGTGCCACCAACAAAGACTTCACTGTCGCATCAACCGATCCAACCAAAGCCACTGCTACGGCATCCGGTACCACCGTTACGGTGAACCGTGTCGCCACCGGCAGCGCGCAGATCATCATCAACACCGAAGACGGCAACTTTGTGGCCGTGCATACGGTTACCGTTACCTAACGGATATTCCAAAGGGCGGCGTGCTGCCCTTGATAATGACCGTTTACTGGAATGTTTATGACCGCTTTAACCGATATTGGCGAACTCTCTGTCAGCGACAGTCGTGATGGTGGGAAAGATTACCTTCTCAGGCCCTCATTCGAGGCTATGGCGAGGATCGGCACCCCGGAGGAGATTGTGCAGGCCTACGCCACTATCCATGGCAATGATGTGGCTTATCTCATAGAAGTGTGCGCTGGGACTTTGGGGCGCGTTCCTGCATGGCTTTCACCATCATTCAATCGCGCCGCTGAGAAACTGCTGTCTACGTGCATGCTGGTTCTGCAGGCATGCTGTGAAGACGACTTGACGCCGATGATAGGAGAGTGGAAAGGATGGCGGCACTGCGTTGTCTACCGCCCCGGCCAGATGCCGAAGAACGACATCATCGTGCTGGCGCAGCACCTTATGCAGCACGGAGTGGTAGGAAAGGCAAAGGTTAGACAACTGCAGCGCAACGAAACAGGTGAGCGCACTACAGAGTTCAAAGCCTTCGACTATATCAGCGCGGCACGCAGCCACTTCGGCATGAACCGGGCCGAAGCATCTCAGTTAACGATGACCGAATTTCAGATGCTGTTGGCAGCGAAATATCCAGATCAGAAAGGGTTTACACGCGAAGAGTACGACAACATCGCCGATGAATACCTGGCTAAACAGGCCGCGCGCAGGGCAAAAGCAAAGCAATAACCGGAGAATGACATGGCAGGTGAGAAGAACGCCGGTAGCATCGTTTATGAAATCAGCGCCGACGTTGAGCCGCTGTTACAAGGCGGCAAACAGGCCATTGATGCTCTGGATAAACTGGATTCTGCAGCACAGCAGTCCGGCAAGGGAATGGATAACCTCGACCAGAGCGCGTCACAAACCGGGTCCGCGTTTACTGAGCTGGCCGGTTATGCCAACTCGATGGATAACCAGCTGCGCAAGCTGAACACCAATGTGAGCGGAATTGCCCGCGCAATGGAAGATGCCCGCAGCGGTACCGGCGGCGCTAGCAGTGAATTCAGCCGTGCCGAATCCATCATCGAGGCGCTGGGTAACCAGCTGGCTGTGATGGATGAGGCGCAGGAGAATGGCGCGCGTAGTGCCGCAATACTGGCTGCACAGTTGCGCGCAGGGTCGAAAGCCACCGACGAAGAGAAGCAGAAGATCGGCGAATTGACCGGGCGACTGTTCGACATGAAAGGAGCTGCTGACACATCGATGGGCAGCAACAAGGGCTGGAAGTCCAGCATGCAGCAGGCCGGATACCAGGTTCAGGACTTCATCGTGCAGGTACAGGGCGGCCAAAATGCTCTGGTCGCGTTTTCACAACAGGGATCACAGCTTGCTGGCGCATTCGGTCCTGGCGGTGCCGTGGTTGGCGCTATAATCGCCCTTGGCTCTGTACTGGCTGGCGTGCTGATCACTTCGCTCAATGGCGGCAAGAACGCCATGGATGCGCTGAAAGACGCAGCTGAAGCGATGGATAAGGTGATCACCATTTCCTCGCAAGGCGTGGCTGCGCTTTCCGACAAGTATGCCGCTCTGGCGCGGGTAAATGCCGACGTGGCAACACTGCTCCGTAATCAGGCGCTGCTCGAGTATAACCAGGCCATCTCGAAGATACCGAAGGCCATTAGCGACGCGTCTGATGCTTTCATCACGTTAGGCGATCGCGCACTGGCGGCAGTGGGCGGGGCATCGCCAAGCATCAAGAAATTCAACGATGAGCTTTCTGCGCTTGGTGTTACCACTACAGACTGGAGCCAGGCCATTCAGCAGGCCAACAGCCAAGGTCAATATGCCTCTGGTATTGTGAATTCGCTGTCCTCAACGGTCAGCACGCTTTCGTCCCGCCTGGGCATCAGCAAGCAATCAGCGTTTGATCTGGCAAGAGAACTATCAGACCTGAGCAATAACCCGTCCCCGGAAGCACTTCAGGAACTGGCGAAAAAACTCCAGGAAATGAAGTCATCATCCAAAGACGGGCAGTCAGCTATTGCTGAACTGGCAGGTAAGCTTGTTGATCTGGCAAGAGAGGCGGCCAACGCGAAAATCAACGTCGACAGCCTGAACAAGTCCACCGACAACCTTACGGCCGGGCAGAAGAACCTCATCAAGCAGTCTGAGCGCAACCTTGCGCTGTCGAAGTTGCAGGGGGAGGCCCGCGCCCGGCTGCAGGCGCAATACGCTGCCGAAGATGCCGGTTTTGCGAAGGATGATCCGCACGCCAAGCGGATGGAAGATGATGCTGCCGCTACGTACAAAAATACGCAGGCACAGAAGACTCTCCAGTCCGAGCAGAAGAAGGGGGCTTCCCAGGCTGATTCTATTGCCCAGAAGCTGGCTAACCTCAAGCAGCAATCGGAGTTGGCGGCAGACTCAACGAACAAGCTGAGTCGCGAGCAGGCCATCCTGACTGCGCAGCAGTCGCTCGGGAAAGGAGCAACGAAAGAGCAAATAGCTCTGGCCGGTCAGTATGCGGCAAAAAAATGGGACACTGCCAACGCCATTAAGGCTCAGGCTGCAGCGGAGAAGCTTCTTCCTGAGGCCCGCGAGAACGCCAGCTATAAGCAGGATGTTGAGGATCTGAATACCGCACTGGCTGCGAAGAAAATCAGTCAGGAACAGTTCAATCAGACATCTGAGCGACTGGAAGCAACCCACCAGGCCAACCTTGCGAAAATACGCGCCGATCAGGCAGTAAGCCCGCAGCAGGAAGCTGCTGGCGGCGTAGATCCGGTGCAGCAACTGGCGAATGAAAATGCCCGTAAACTCGCGCTTATTCAGGCCTACGAGCAGCAGGGGATTATCACTCACCAGAACGCTCTAATGCTTCGCGCTAGTGCTGACAGGGAGTACGAGCAGGCGCGCATCGCGGCGCAATGGGAGATTTTCCGCAACCAGAGCGCGGGCAATGAAGCGCTGGCGGCTTCGATTGATGCGCTGGCAGGAAATGCTTCCAACGCATTAACGGGAATTATCACCGGCAGCATGACGGCCAGTGATGCAATGCGCTCTCTTGGTAGCACTGTCCTCAACAGCCTGGTTAATACCTTTGTGCAAATGGGGGTTGAGTGGGTCAAGTCAGCAATTTTGGGCTCCACTACTCAGCAGGCTGCAATTGCAGCGACAACGTCAGCTCAGGTTGCTGGGATTGGCGTTCAATCCGCTGCCAGCATCACAGCTGCCACTGCAACTACTGCAGCATGGACTCCGGCGGCCATCATGTCGTCCGTGGCTTCATTCGGTGGTGCGGTGGCTATTGGTCTTGGCGCGATGGCGGGCATCCTGGCGCTGTCTGGTAAGCGCAAGAACGGCGGGCCTGTCTCTGCTGGCGGGATGTATCAGGTCGGTGAAGGCGGCATGCCGGAGATTTACCAGGCCAGCACCGGCAAGCAGTACATGATCCCAGGCGATAACGGCAGGGTGATCAGCAACAAGGATATGCAGGGTGGTGGCGGTATCAACGTGTCCATCAATGTCCAGAACTATAACGGGTCGGCAGTTGATGCCCAGGCCAGTTCGGACGGCAATGGCGGCGTGACCATTGACATGATCGTCGCTGACCTGAACAACGGCGGCATGATAAGCCAGGGCATAACCAGTAACTTCAACGTCAAGCGCACGCCAAGGGGGCAAAATTAATGCCAATTATCGACTATCCCGACTGGCTGCCGCTGGCGCAGAAGGCCAGCAAAAACATGACGCTCGATACCGGGTTCCAGACCGATCAGCCAGCGGTCGGCCCGGCTATCTTCCAGAACCTTACCGACGACCTGAAAGTGACCTGGTCTCTGACGTGGATTTTCACCTTGGCGGAAGACCGAGCATTTCAGCAATGGTTACGTAGTCCCAACTATCTTTACGGCGGTCTTTATTGGTTCAGAATGCCGATAAATCTTGGCGGTAGTGGCTTGCAAGTTCAGGAGCTTCACTTTACGAAAGATGGTTTCCCTGTCCAGACCAATATTTCTGGCGGGGTGGTGACATGGACAGGAACCGTTATCGCAAACCAACTATACAACGCCGACGACGAATTCGACGACATCATTGTTGAGCTGCCGCCGCCGTGGGATTCGTGGCTGGATATCGTGGTTACGGGTTATCCGGATGGACGCGATCCGGAATCACTACCGAGGGTGCCGTAATGCCAAGCTTCAGGGAATATAAACAGCAGCGCCCGACGCGCGGGCTGTACGACACCATCACGTTCTACCATCCATCCTTTGGCTACGTCCGCCTGGTCGATAAGCAGTTCTTCCCGAAGGCGCTAGGAGGCCAGACATACACGCCAGCGCGCTTTGAAATCGAAGAGAGCCAGCAGAGCGGCACGCCGGTGATCGACGCGACGGTGAAGTTAGGGCGGCTGTCGTCGGATATCAAAGCGCTTATGAAAAAGTGGAAGGGCGCGGCCCGGCTGACGGCCATCACGGCCACAAGGCAGATCTTCGACAGCGGGGACGTTTCTGTGCCGATTAAGTCCTGGCAGCTCTACGTCAAGACGGTGGATATCGACGCCGACTCTGCATCGGTCACTCTGTCCGTCACGAACCCGCTGAACAACAATGTTGGGCGATTATACGATCCCCGCGAATACACTGGGCTCCAGTACCTATAAGGCACGCGCATGATTAAAGATGAATTTATCCAGCGGATCATCGGCGCACCGTGGGCTAACCGGGCCTGCTCTTTCGAGAAGGTTGATTGCTGGGGATTGTGCGTATTGTATTACCGCCATGTCCTCGGCATTGAGCTGCACCAGACACCGGACTACGAAGCCGGGGCCAACTTCTTCACCTGCTATCAGGGAGACGTCGTTTTCTGGCGGCCGGTCGATAAGCCTGTCGAGGGCGGGATATTCGTCGGGTACCGCGGCGCGCAACCGGCGCATGTTGGCCTGGTCATTAACCGCCAGGCGCTGCACTCGCGCGGCGAGAACGGAAGCGTGCGCATGGACTCATTGCTGGTCATTCAGAGAGCATTCACCAAAGTGGAGTACTTTTCGTATGGCGTTAATTGAGCTTCAGCGTTTCCCGGGAACGCCAAAAGAACGCTACAGGGTGCCAAACGGCACCCTTTTTTATGACTGGCTGGCGGCCAATGACGCTACATTTCATCGTGATCTGCTGATCTTCCGCAACGGCGTTAAGCTTGGCGACGATGAAGAACTGGCGTTTGAACTTCGCGAACTGGACCGCATCCAGATATTCGATCAGCCAAAGGGGATTGTAGGCGACATCCTCAGCCCGATCTTTAAGGTGGTAGGGCAGGTATTTTCGTTCCTGACACCGAAGCCAGCTATTGCAAACAACGGCGGTAATACCGTCGACTCGCCCAACAATAGCCTGACCGGTCAGACAAACACCGCGCGAGTTTACAAGGCCAAACCGGACATTTACGGCCAGATTCGCTCTTTCCCGGACCTGATTCAGGAGTCGGTATTCGAATACGTGCACCAGACTTCTACCGACGGCGGCCTGAAGTTCGTCACAGAATGGATGTGTGTCGGGATTGGCAAATATGACCGTGAGTCTATTCGCTACTCAGAATCGAGCCTTGGGAGCATGGCTGGTGCTGAATACCAGTTCTTCGATCCAGGTGAAGTTATCCCGCAGATCGTCGAAGGCTACGGGTTCGATGATGTCGATGGACAGGAGGTTCCAGGGCAGAACGAAGCCAGCGATTTCCCGGTAGAGAGCGCGACTGCAACCACTGTGGTAAGCGGCACGTATTCCGGTGGCCAGATAGCGATGAAAATCGTGAAGCAGGCCGAGTTCGATTACTTCATGGGCCTGGTGCTGCCGCACGCGGTTACCTTCACCATCAACGTTACGTACAACACAGCATCAGGCAGCGTAACCACTGACGCGACATTCTCCGGCACGCTGATCTCCGCCGTTGAAACAAACGACGGCGCTGTGGTTAACCCGGTGCGCTGGTACACGTTCACGATGAACCAGCTCGAAGGCCCGCAGGACATCCCGGCGAATGCCACCATCAACACCACTAAGTTCATCCTCAACGATAACGAGGCGCTGGTTGTGGGGCCGTTCTTCTCCCCGGTCGAGTCGACGCAGCTGTGGCTGCACACGCAATCCAGCCTGGGCGGGAAAAAAGAGACCAACTGGAAGGTTATCATCTGGAAAATCGACGACGACTACAACCAGGTGCCGGGTACTCAGCAGACGTTTACGTACCGGCAGACGACGCCGCACCAGTCGACGAGTGAGGTCTTCTACCGCACCGACAAAATCACGCCGACCGGCGGCTTCGGGAAGTACGCGGTCAGCTTCCAGCGCACGGATAACTCCGGCGACGCGTCATTGCTGAAGGTCGAAGAGATCCACAGCATCAACATCCGGACAAATGTAATTCACCCGACCGACACGCTGGTACGGGTGAAGGTTAGGGCGACAGAGAACGCGCTTGGTAGCCGCGAGCGCAAATATAACGCGCTGGTGACACGCCATACAATTACATACGACCTGGACACGCAGACGGTGGATTACACCCTGCGTCCGTCACGCTCGTTCGCTGATGCGGTGGCGCACACCTGGCTCATCATGGGTGCGCAGCCGGTAAGCAGCATCGACCTTTACGGGCTGTACTCGATTTCCGAAAGCCTGCCTGATGAGCGTCTGGGTTATTTCGATTACACGTTTGACGACGAGAACGACTCTTTGGGCGACCGTGTGCAGGCGATCTGTAATGCGGCTTCTGTGTTGGCGTACTGGGATGACGGCGTGCTGACGTTTACACGAGATCAGAAGGTAGATTACCCAGATGCAGTTTTCAACCGGGCCAACATGAAGACTGACGAGTACAAAATGACGTACGAGGCCACACTTCCAGGCGGTTATGACGGCGTGCAGGTGTCCTACGTTCATCCAACCACGAACAACAAGACGTACATCAACTACCGCGTTCTTAACGGCGCCATCGTCGAGCAGGAAGCGGAAAATCCTAATAAGCTGGAGATAGTCGGCTTGCGTAATGAGTATCAGGCGCGGGAGCGCGCGCTGCGCGAAACGAAGCGCCTCGTTTACTCGCGTGTGAAGATGAACGCCAAAGTGCTCGAAGACGGCATTATCCAGGTCGGCAGCGTCATCCAGATGCCGGACATCTACGACAGCAACCAGCAGGGTGGCTACATCACCGGCAGATCAGGGAATAACTTCGATACCAGCGAGCCGATCGCTTTTACCGGCACGATGTATGTCATGGTGACCGACAACCTGGGTAACCCTACGCTGCGCTATCCTGCAACCGCACGCACTGATACGAAGTACGGTTTCACCGCGGCGATACCCAACATTCAGCTAAACATATGGAACGGAGACACTGTACAGCTCCCGTCGCGCTATCTCATAGCAACGGTGGAGGAACTGGACAGCCAACTATGGACAGTCAACAGCATTAAACCCAACACAGATAACACGGTATCTCTGACCGTCGCGGAATACAGCGACGCCATCTACCAATAAGAACCGTCCCCGACTAACCCGACCCGGCCACCGTGCCGGGTTTTTTATGGAATCATTATGGCTACGCAACCTACTAATTTACCTGTGCCAAGCGAATCGCCGCGTGATCTGAAATTCAACGCAGGGAAAATCGACGAGTTTGTAACATCAGATAACCATGATTATATTGACCGATTTGGCAATAAACATCGTACAATTGCTGGCATTAATTACGATTCAAATCAGGCGATGCTGCAATATGGCTACATCACGAAGAAATCTTTTGAAATGGGCGCTACCCTCGACACTCCTAACACTGTTCTTCAGTGGGAGAGCAACGGCGAATACTATCGCTGGGACGGGGACTGGTCACAGCCCAAAGTAGTACCCGCCGGCTCTACACCTGATAGCGCTGGCGGCATTGGTGAAGGTAAATGGGTAGGGGTTGGCGATGCGTCGCTTCGCACAGAACTTGCTGAGGTAGGTAGTGACACACTTATTTCCGGAAAGCCGGCTGGCGAGCTGGTTAATGATGCTGAATCAGCACTGACACTCTCCCAGCTCAGTGACGTAGTAGATATTGGAACCCAGCAAATCCCTGGCAAGCAGTTGCATGCACTTCAGCGCCTGAATATGTCACGTTACGCAGAAAAGGTCGCTCGTGATTCAGCAGCAATTACTATTGTATGCCGTGGTGACTCACTGACGTATGGTGAAGATACCACTGTAGCACCAACGCCAGCAGATCCAAACCCAACTCCGGCAGGGCGGGTGCATACCAAAACCCGCGCTGCCACTACTTACCCTCAGGCCTTGCAAGGATATCTCCAGCAAGCTTTTTCATCCACGGTCACGGTGATTAACCAGGGTTACTCCGGAGACAATACTAAGCTAGGGTGGGGTGACTGGAGCACAAATGTAAATAGTGATTTGACAATCATTATGTATGGCACAAATGATGCAGCAGAGGGATTTACACCGTATCAGTCAATTTCTGACTATGTGCTTTATTACAAAAAAATTATTGCCAGAGAGCTTGTCAAAGGCGTTCCGGTGGTAATGATTACGCCTCCACCACAGAAACAGTATGGCGGCAACGTACGCCTTCTTGACGCTTACAGGCAGGCAGCTTTCAATATAGCTGAGCAGTATGGAATCCCTGTTCTTGATGGAGTTGAGGTGTTCTATGGGGTGGATTCTACAAGGTTCAGCGATAATGTGCATTTCAGAGAAGAGGGCTACAAATATCTTGCGGCAAGGGTATTCGCTTTCATTCTCTCAAAATTTAATAATCCAACAAAAGTTAAGGCGGGATCTAACATCAACGTAAGGACTTTCGAAGCTTCGATGAAGCTAAAAGAGTCCACGTGGGGTACGCAACTAAACAAGGCAGGAATGTTTAGCCCACCGCTGGCAAGCTTTACCGGTGGATATGTCATTGAGACATCGCAGCTAGGTAATAAAGTTTTTGTATGTTTCTATGCTGAGCATGATGACATTGTAATGACCCCGAGTGTCTCATTTAGTAATGCCACACTCAGCGTAGAGCTGGATTTTGGCCTTCCCCAGTCACAGTATTCACTGGATGATCGAGTGTGGGATGTGATTGGCTCTGATATCACTGCAAAGCCTGCCAGTTCCTACAATATGAGCGCCCTGAACACTACGATTTCACTCAACAGGGAAACTGGTTACGACACGCAAAAAACTGGTCGTCTGCATATCGCATCTCGTGGCTGGCATGTAATAGCCTTCAATTTAATCAGTAATAGTTCATCTTCAACGCCACTGCTCACCATCGCAGGCATGAGCTTCCTTAGCTACGAGTCTCAGATTTTATGGGATGTTAATAAGTTTGTAAGGAAGCTTTCACAAAACCCAGTAAATAACGTTGTACCAAGGTTCATTGGTGAAGAATATCTCGACACTACGGCAGGGCAGTTTGAGTGGTATAAAGCAACTGGCACTACAGCTGCATCATGGAAGAAAATTACAAATACATAATCAGCAATGCGCCTGCTAAGCAGGCGCATATGCAACCACGTTATTCACAACTAAATTTCCAAAACTTACCTCAACTTATAAATCAATCCACTCACTTCGCTTGATCTGTGCCCACGAATGATAATACTGTATAAATACACAGTAACCATCGGAGGTGCATTATGGGATTTCCTAGTCCAGCACAGGATTACGTAGAGGAGCGCATATCGCTCGACAAGCGGCTTATCGCGCATCCTTCAGCAACGTACATGATGATAGCTGGTACGACTTATCTTCGTGCTGGGATCATGAAGGGTGCCATGCTTATCGTTGACTCATCGCTGACGCCGAAAGACGGTTCTTTGCTTGTGTGTGCTATTGACGGTGAGTTCAGGATCATGCGCTACAGGACGCTGCCGCATCCTTGTCTCGAAAACCCTGAAAATGGAAGGAGGGAGCCATTACCCTCGAAGGATGAGGTATCGGATACGTCACGGCCGGTGTTTGGGGTGATCACCTACAGCATCAACGATGCTCGCTATGGCGAGTTCGACGACTGCCCGGTGATGTAATGGGGCATATATGGGGCATGAAACAGCACTCGCTCTAAGTCGAACTTAGACGACTGATGTTTTCGACTGGCCTAACCATCTGTTATGTAGTGCGCTCTTGGACGGTCTTTGTCGATTTTAAAAATTATGGGTTCATATAATACAAATGTAGCGAAAAAGGTGTTTGTACCTGAAAAGATGAACATTCTGCATAGCGCGTTTTAGACAACAGGAATATATTGAAACGTTACTCGACAAACGATGCATAAGGTTTTCTATGACACAAC